TGATGGATCGTTATCCCCTATCAGTAGAGACGAAGGGTGGCATGGCCGAGTTCACGGCCACGAAGATATATGTGACATCCCCCTTCTCTCCAGAGGCGATCTGCAATCATCTAGAATGGATTGGGACGGAGAAGAAGGAGCAGTTCCTACGGAGAATCGATCACGTGATCGAGTTCCCTCAGCTAGCTACGATGTATTCGCAGAGTTAAGAGAGGACTGGTTTAATGAGGATTGGTAATTAATTAAGCATCCTTATACCATAAATCAGTCACAAAACTATACTGACCGGCGAAACTAGATCCTAGATCTGTTCCGTCTGTCTGGGTTGCTCCAACGGCGATCCATAGGTTATCGTTGGTGACGAGGGTGTCCGCGTCGTCGAAGCTCCACATCTTCTTAACAGCCTTAGTAAGATTAATGCTGATAGTGCGGTTAGGATTGACAGACGCCATGAAGGCGTTCTGTCCGGTGGCCTGGTTGACGTTTGAGAGTAGGACTCTTCTGCGATACTTGAGGGTAAAGATATCCTGATTAACATTTCGCAATCCATCTGTGATGAGTCCTGTATATGGTCCTGATCCGTTGTCAATCTGTAAAAACTGCGCGATGTCACTAGGCAAAGGAGAGCCAGCGTACTCATTAGCATAGCGCTGTTTGAAAATATAGATATCAAAATAGGTCGGTGACGCATTTGTGTATACAGCATTAAGATTAGCAGCACTGAGAGCAATCTTAACTGTGAGTCGGACAGGGGCAATCCTGTTGCCGATGCGGTTGGACTGGCCTGTGCCTTGTGAGATGAGAGGCAAAAGACGGTGACAAGCGGTATCTGTGATGTCGTTGTAGACATAAGAAAAGGTTGTATCTTGATTTTTCTTTGTCTCGAACATGCGGCGAACCGCCCGAATTACTTTTGGTGCGACGGTTCTGCGACGTTTATAACTCTTACGCTTGTAACTTTTCTTCTTGTAGCTCTTGCGTTTATAACGCCTTGCCATTGAAATAATGAAAATGAGGCCGGCCTTATGGGCCGGCCTTAAAGTGGTCTAGGTAATACTGGCTAGACCACTTAGACTGAAAATTTTTTTGTAACGGGCGCTGCGGCGCCGTTGTTCGGGTCGGTCGTGTTTCGGGCGTAAGTCGGCCTCCTGGCCTCCAACCCGGACGATGCGCGGGGCCCCGGTCGCGCTGCGGCGCGCCCGCCCGCTTTAAAAAAAAAAATAAAAAAAAAATAAAAGCTGAAGGGCTGCGCCCTTCAAGACCCGCCAGGGGGGTGGGTTGCTGTGTTTGGACGACTGAAGGATTGTCGGTTTAAGATACTTCCTGGACGCTTCCAGGATTATTCGTGTGGCTACGGCGAAAGCGTTTTAGCCTTCGCAGCCTCATTATTCTCGGATGTCTAAGTCGAACAGATTCTGCTTTACCAAGAACAACTATACGGAGTTTGATGTCCGTCTGTTGGATGATGATAGTGTGTACTCAAAATTCAAATATTTGATTTTTGGGAAGGAGGTGGGTGAGAATGGTACTCCCCACCTCCAAGGTTATCTGGAGTTCGAGAATTCTATGAGATTAAGAATCACTGCCGCGAAGGCAAGATTAGAGGGTCTGGGACTCAGAGGTTATCATCTCGAAGTTGCCAAGGCGTCTGCTGCTCAAAACATTACTTATTGCTCCAAAGATAATGATTTTATTGAACATGGGGAGCGCCCCAAGGGCCAAGGTAAGCGTAGTGACTTGGATGTGGTCTGCGAGGAGATCAAAGGTGGCGCTTCCTTATCTGAAATTGCTGACCGCCATCCTTCACAGTACGTGAAATTCAGCAATGGATTAGAAAAGCTTATCCAAATTCGCGCGAAGCGCAGATTCTTCAAGACAGAAGTCTGGTGGCTGTGGGGTCCAACGGGGACGGGGAAGAGTCGCTGGGCGTGGGATCAATGCCCAGACGCTTATATGAAGTGCAGCACTCACAAATGGTGGAGTGGGTATTCCGATCAGAAGGAGGTGATTATGGACGATTATCGCCCGTGTCGAGAGATGCCTTTCGACTTCATGCTTCTTCTGATGGATCGTTATCCCCTATCAGTAGAGACGAAGGGTGGCATGGCCGAGTTCACGGCCACGAAGATATATGTGACATCCCCCTTCTCTCCAGAGGCGATCTGCAATCATCTAGAATGGAT